AAAAACAAATAATATGAAAGACACAGTAGCCAAGAGAACTTACAGATGTAAATGCGGAGTATCTACAGAGGATTATGTTTGGGATAGTTCCATAAGGGAACATACCATCAAGTGTACTAAGTGCGAAAGTGTGCTTAGCTTTGACCATATCAAGGTAGAGAAGGTATTACATATCACATCTATCCGAACACCAACTAAAAACCGATAATATGAATGCAGAGTTCAGAGATATTAGCAAAGAAGCTTTTATCATAGCTTACAAGGAGAATTTTGGCAATATCACCATTGCTTGTGAATCAGCAGGGGTTGGTAGAGGTCAGTATAAGGCCTGGTGTGAAAAAGATCCTGAGTTTAGGCAAAGATTAGCTGAAATAGAGCCTGAGGAGATTATGCTTGACTTCGGTGAGCATAAGTTAATGGAAAGGGTTGCTAAGGGTGATACCCTAGCTACAATGTTCCTGTTAAAAACCAAAGGTAAGCGTAGAGGCTATATCGAAAGGCAAGAGGTTGCTCATGAAGGAGATGTAGTTAAGCAGATTACTGTTAATGTCCTAAAGGCTAGTCATGTAGAAGAATTGTCTAATGGTGCTCAGCAGTTAGATGGTGATGAGCATTTATCTCTTGAGGATACAGGAATGGTTGTTCCAGCTACAGAGGCAGGTCATATCCAAGATATTCCACTTTATGAGTTTGATAAAGAGGTAGAACTACCGAATGAGATGGATATATATGAAGAATAGATCCGTAGGATATGAAAATAGGGCTATTTAGCATTTTAAGGCGATTCTAGGGCATATCTGCCTTTGAGTAGTACTATCTATCCAAAAAGGGGTAGAGTGTCTTAAAACGCTTCTAAATGCCCTTTAATTAGATTGCATGAATTTTACATTAGGATTCATGCAGATTTGCCAAGTTCGGTAGCGAAACGCTGCCAATATCCGAATTAGTGTCACTAATTTATATAAATATGTGACAAAGTAAGGGGTAATTCGGTTATATCTTGTAACATATAAAAGGTGAAATTTGTTATAAATGGGTGCAAATGAATATAATTCGGTAGTAATACTACCCTAATAGCAAAAGATGTAAACTATGCAAGTTTTGATAGTGTTCACGAAACCGTGAACAAAGGTAAAAAATGAACTGTCCGATTTTTTAGGATAGTTGTATTATAAAATCCTGTTGTACTTAAATTATAAAAATCTGTTTTACTCAATGGAGTGAGTAATTTTACTCAAAGTAAAATATAGATATTGTTATGTTACTTTAAGGTGTAAAAAGTAAAATAGTAAATCTATAAGTTTACAAATAAAAAGCTATTGCTTTACTTTTTTCCTTATATTTGCTAAAAAGTAAAGTTATGATATATTTTATAAAGCATACCGATTATGTAAAAATTGGCTATACCGATAGAATTAAATTAAGATTAAGCACATTACAAGTAAGTTGCCCTGTTAAATTAGAAGTACTTGGTTTGATTGAAGGCAATAGAGAAGATGAAAGGAATTATCACAAAATGTTTAAACCTGCTAGTAGTAGTGGGGAATGGTTTGAATACAATACCGAATTGCAAATATTTGTTGAAGGATTAAGCGATGATTTATTATGGAAATATGGATTTGGCAAAGATGCTTTTACTCCAATAGGACTTATTAAACAATGCAGATTAGAGAAAAAAATGAGTATGGAAGAACTAGGCGAAACAATAGGCATTACTAAACAAGGTGTTTTGGATATGGAACGCAGAGATGCTCAAGGGAATATAACTATTGGTGCAATTCACAAAGCATTATTAGCTATGGGGTATAAATATCAAAATAGGGCAAAGTAAGAAATATATTTCCAATTCACCTTAAAAAAGCTATCAAAAAACAAATATTTAATCAAATTAGAAATATAATTCCAATTATAAATATTTAAAATTTAGTACTTATACTTAACATTAATTAATTAAATTAAATCAATTTTACATTATTAAAACAAAACAAATAACTATGAAAAAAACAACAACAAACCCTATGTACCCATCTTACAAACTTACTAATTTAGTTAATTATTTAAATGAGTCAGGAACAGGTACTTTAAGTCAAACATTTATGCCTACTTATTTAAATGAGACAATTAAAATGAGTTGTCATGATTTACTTAAAAAAGAAAAAGAGCAGATACAAAATGTATTTGAACATTGTTGGAATCATCCAAATTGGAAAGGTGAATATGACATAAAAGATATGAATGATTACTTAAAAAATTATAACCAAAACAAATAACCTATGAAACAAGAAGTAACAATGTACACTCTTATATGCGATGGGTGTGGAAAAAACGTATGCGAAGGAAGCGATTTTGCTGCTTGGAGTGATATAGATGGGGCAAGGAATGAAGCAGATTGTAATGAATGGATTGAATTAAATAACGAAGATTTATGCCCTAATTGTTGGGAATGGAATGAAGATGAAACAGACCATATAAAGAAAAACCAAAACAAATAACCTATGACACCACAACAAAAAGCACAAGAAATTTATAATAAATTAGTAGTTCGTATTCAGCGTTATGATGAGTATGTTGATGATAGAAGTAAATTTAATACTATTCAATGTGCATTAATATTAGTAGATGAGATATTGAAAATAACGAGTGAAAGCTATGACATTGACCACATCAATTGGTGGAAAGAAGTTAAACAAGAAATTGAAAACCTATAACCTATGAAAACATATGTAGATAGGGAAGTTTTATTGCAGGTAAAAAGAATATATAGCCAAGATGAAATAATTACTGATTTACATAGACAACTAAAAGAATATGGGATTAAGGTAGGTATTTTAGAAAGTCAAATAGCAGAACTTGAAGATGAAAATAAAGTACTTCGTCTTAATAGGCAAGATGAATATGTAAAAAACTTAAAAGTTACTATACAACAATTACTCAAAGCTAAACAAAAATATAAAAAAGATGCTAATAAATTTATGTACAAAAATGCAGAATTAGTATTTAAGTTAAACAAACAATTACTTTACTCAATGGAGTGAGTAATTTTACTCAATGAGCCGTAAATGATTGACAATCGGCTCAAGAATGATTGATAAAGTGCTATATAAAGCACAAAAGCATATCAGAATGTGCATTTTATGACTCATTATGCCATCATTAGTGTCAAATAATGCACTTTATGGTGGATATCCCCTACTTTCCTATAAAACGAAAAGGATTAGCTTTGTCTTGAGCAAACCAAAATTTTTAATTTATTTCTATGGAAGTAACCACCAATGTTGTCTTTGAGGTACTAAACAACTCAAAGAAGAGAATCTCTGTTATGCAAGGAGGTACGAGGTCAGGAAAGACTTACAATGTGCTTACCTGGTTTATAGTAAAACTCCTACAAGAAAGAGGTAAAACCCTAACAATTTGCCGTTCATCCCTACCAAGTATCAAAGGATCGGTCATGAGGGATTTTATTGAGATACTATCTAAGTATAAACTCTACTCAGAGGAGAAGCACAACAAATCAGAGAATTTATACTTCCTTAATGGCAATACGGTAGAATTTGTATCTACAGACCAACCGCAGAAGATTAGAGGTCGTAAAAGGCACTATCTGTTTATTAACGAGGCAAATGAGGTTAACTACGAATCTTGGATGCAGTTAGCCCTAAGAACTACGGACAAAATCGTACTTGACTATAATCCTTCCGATTATTACTCTTGGATTTACGATAAGGTCATTCCTAGAGAAGATACCGACTTTACCATCACGACTTATAAGGATAATCCGTTTTTAGATAAAACCATTATTGCCGAGATTGAAAGATTGAAGGATGCTGACCACGAATACTGGAGAGTTTATGGATTAGGGGAAAGAGCAATTAGTGAGGCTACGATTTATAGCCATTGGAGAAGAAGAAGGAACTTTCCTGAGGGTGGAGATGTTTTCTACGGCCTTGACTTTGGTTATAACAACCAGACTGCCCTTGTAAGGTGTAAGAACTTCGATGGTGACATTTATGTCGAGCAACTGATATATGATACCAAGATGTCAACCTCA